TCAACTACTTTTGCCCCAGCGACCACGGTTCTCATAACGATAAATGTGATCTCTCAAACAATGCACTGAAACTCCGAGCATTTCAGCAAGCACCTTCTGCTTGTACCAACCAGAGCGCCAGGCAGCCACAGCAGCAGCCACATCCTCGTCGCTCAAAGCTCTCTTTCTCCCCCAAGTTTTCCCTGCAGCACGCGCAGCCTTCTGTCCAGCAAGGCAACGTTCACGTATCAGCTCGCGCTCAAACTCAGCAAACGCACTGAGCAAGTGAATGAACATGCGGCCATGTGGCGTCGTAGTTTCAATTGACTCGGTAAGCGACTTAAAGCCGATATTTCTGGCCTGCAGATCCTCAAACACGCGGACGAAGTGGGAAACGCTCCGGGCCAACCGATCAAGCTTGTAGACCACGAGCACGTCACCCTCCTTGAGCCTCTTCAACAGCTGCTCAAGCACTGGCCGATCCTTCACAGCCGAGCGCTTCTCCTGAACGATGTTCTTCTTCTCAATACCTGAGCGCAAGAGTGCAGCCATCTGCGTGGCCGTTGTCTGATCTTGAGTCGATACACGCGCATAGCCATAAACAGTCATCAAGTCCCTCTCTCAATAGCTGACTCAGTAGTTTCATCGCTACTGACGCGCAGATTAGGGACTTGCTACGGCCTGCGGTTTCACCGCGAAGGTCTTCGACCTCCCCGGCGAAATCCTCTGCACTTCGCTGCAAGCTGCAGGAGTGCTGTCGCACCAATACCGGTTTTTCAGGGCGAGTGATCCACCCCCTGCTATTCACCAGGTGCACGCCTTCCGTCTTTGTGCTTCGCCTTGCGAGGGCTGCGGGACGCGGCATGCTGTTGGATTTGTGGTTCGACCTGGTCAAACACCGGCGCGCTGCCTGGCGGTTTGCATCTTGACGTCCGGTCTGTCGCGCGGCGTGAGGCGAACTGCGAAGTCCTGAGCCTCAAACGAGGCATGCGCGCACCTGGTGCAACTCCCTCAAGCTCTCTTGAGCTGGGCTTTGCCCAGACCCTTCCCCTCTTTTTTCTCTGTGCCCTGCTTTCATGCTGCGGTTTCACCGTGAAGACTGTTCCAGTCTCCCCGCCGAAATCCTCCCATGACCGCTGACAACCTTCTGTTTCCGCCTCTCGGCCGAACTTCCGGGGTTCAGTGACTACCCACAGACCGCCCTGCGGTTTCACCGAGAAGGTCTACGACGTCCCCTGCAAAATCCTCTGGCTCATCTACCACTCACGTTCGTGAGCGTCATCCGCCACTGCTCGCAGAATGCTTTCGCATCCTGCAGCCGTCACGTCCACACAGCAGCAGTCACGGCCATAGGGATTGGTGGCCAAAATCCAGCCGCTCATTTCCCCGACGCTCCACTGCTCAAAGGCGACCTGGTGGCCGGCTTGAACCAGTGCAAGCAGCTCACCAGGCGTCGGTCTGGTCTCTAGGCTGATGCGGCTCATTCCATGAGGTTCGACCGCACCTGGGCATTGCGCATGGCCAGGCTCTCCAAGTAACCCATGCCCTGCCTCTGCGGCTGCTGCTGGGCCAGCTGGACGGGCTGCGCGACCGGCATGGGCTGCTGCTGCACCTGGTGCTTTTCATCCTTCGCCGCGGTCTGCTGCGGGCGCTCTGGTGCCTGGCGTAGCGGCATGCGCCAGTCCACGAAGTAGCCCTTCTCCACGATCTGCCTGCACACCTCTTCGCTGGTGCTCATGAGCGTGGCCTGTTGCGTGAAGCATTTGCAGCCCTTGGATTTCATGATGACGCATGCGGCCGGATATGGCGCTTCGACAGGCTGCGTGACCTGGTCGTAAGCCGGCGCGGTATGCGGGAAGTCTTTGAGCCGAGGGTGATAGTCGGCAACATATTGCACGGCGGTTTTGGGCTCAGCTCGACCAGATCCGCCCGCCTGGCCAGGCTGACCAGGTGCAGCAGCTGAAGCACCTGGTGCGGTGGCCACAGCTTGACCAGGTACACCACCTCTAGCCTTATCTAGCGTGTTGCCGAAAAGCGAGATAGCCGCCCAACCCGCCAGGCCAGCAAGAACCAGCACGCCAGGTATGGCCCACACCTTGAGCGGGATCTGCCGCTTGATGTTGTGCACGTCGGCGCTTTTGTACCAAGGCTTGGTGATCCAGTTGCCTGCCTTGTCCTTCTTACCGAATGCTTCCTTCGGATAGCGCCATGGAAATTTTTCGCTGTTCTTCTTGACGCGCTCCGGGTCGGTCTGCATGCGCTTGAACTTGTGCGCCATGGCGTTCTCCGAGCCGAAGGCGCGCACGACATACCAGTGGATCTCACAGAGCTTGCGCGGCGTGACGTGCACGAGCTGCGGATCCTGCGTGATGAAGTAGAAATCAATGCCGCGCTTGCCGTGCTTAGACAGTTCCAGGATCGGCGCTGGCACTTTCGCGCCAGGCGGAGCCATGCCCCAGAAGTCCTGCAGCTCGTCAACGACGATGATGGAATCATTGGGACAGTTCATCCACTCATCAGGATGCGCAATCTCCGTCCAGCCTGGCAGCGTGACGTCGGGGATATTGCAGTAATAAACCGGGCGGTTTTCCTCCTTGGCCCGCTTCATCACCATGATGAACATCCACAGCGTTTTGCCTTGTCGGGGCAAGCCCGTCACGAAGTTGATAGGCATGTCGATCCCCTCTTATTTTTGTACCAGGCGGCGCACCTTGTCGCCTCCCAGCGCGTTGAGCATCACCTTCACGCCGATGGCCGACAAGATGATGGACAGATGCACGTCGATGCGAAAGAAGCCGGCCCAGGCCGCCAGGTCGGAGGCACCGACCGCACCTATCAAGCTGCTGGCCTGGCTCTTGATGTTGTCAATGAGCGCGCTGATGCCCACGTACTCGACAAAACCGAAGCCGAGCGCGAGCAGCACCCGACCCACCAGGCTGCCTGCGACCTGAATCAAGCCGGCGAGGATCCACGAAACAATCATTGGCATGGCTTAGCTCCCCTTCTTGCCGCCCAGGACCCACACACCGCAGCCGAGCAGGGTGATGCCTACCCCGGCCAGAGAAAGCACGCCCAGAGGCCCGCAAATGCGGCTGAAGGGGATGCTGAATTCGGAGTTGCTGCCGCCAAAGCCCAGCGGTATGCGTGGATCTGCAGGACATGAATGCGACCAGCCCAGGCCTGACTGATCAAAGGTACTGCTGACGTTGACCTGGCCTGCGCTGGCCTTCAATGCATCGGCTGATTTGTCGTCGGTACCGTTGAGCGCTTTGTTGGTGAGGCTGTTGCCGTCGGTGTCTTTCTCAAACAGCTCGCAATTGCGACGGTGCTGCTCTCTGGTCTGAGCGCATTGCAGTGCATCACCTTCACAGGTGAATCCAGCCATGCACGAGCCTTCGAATTTGCCGGGCTTGTCTTCGCAGTCGTCGCCCTCGCACTTCTCACCTTTGTCGGTACCGTCCTTGCTGTCGGGGTTCTTGTCGCCATTTGTGGCGGCACAGACAGCACTTGATTTGTTCGTCGCGCAGTAGGTACTTTGAGAGCTTGATGACGAGGACGTCGAAGTGCTTGTGGTGTTACCTGAAGCATCCTTTGTGGTGGTGGTGCTAGTGGTGGTGCACACACCTTTTTCGCAAGTCGTCTTGCTTTCAGTGTTGGTGCTAGTCCCGTCTGGGTTCTTGGTTTCTTTCGAGCTCGTGTCACCAGTCGCAGCCTGGTTAGGCACACAAGTGCGAATTCCATTGACCTCACCGACTGAGCCAGCGCAATCAGATTCCTTTTTCTGAGGTATGTCAGAGGGCTGAGGCAGAGTGCAAGTGCCACCAGTAACGCGATATTCCTGGCCCGTCATCCACGAGCCATCAGCGGTCTTGTACGACACGCCCATGCCCACAGCTTCACCTGCGCAGCCCATCGGGCAATTAGGCCGCTGAGAATCCGCAGAGCAGCCCGGTGGCGCCGCAGTTCCTTTGCCTTCGAGGTTGATCTTTTCGCCCTTGAGACCGCTGCAGAAATCACTCAGACCGGCACAGGAATTTCCAGTGGACTCATAGACGCATTGCCCGCCCGATTCCTTGTAACCCGTATCGCAAGTACAAGATGCACCCGTAGAAGTCGAATTTGCAGGACAGCCAGTTCCCGCAGGAAAGACACGACCGAATGCAAAATTAGTCTGAGGCGTACCCATGTTATTCACGTAGTCCATGTAGCACCACCCGTTGTACCGCGTGAAAACAGCCCCTGTACCCGACCACGTGGGTGATGAAATAAGCTGAGCCATACCTGCCTTGCAAGCGCCCTCTTGAGTGGGGTAGCGCTGCATCGAGGACATGCCCTCAAAGTACCAATAGGAAACCTCAGGAACAGTCGCTTGAGCAACCGAACCAAAAGCGCACGCAAGCAGAAGCGCACAGAGTTGACGGAAAAAACGGCTCATTCCGCACCTCATGGCCAAAAGATGATGCAGCCGCACAGCACCATCGTGATAACGATCCAGAACCCCATTTCTGCGCCCTCCCTGGCATGAAAAAAGGCGCCCACACATCAGCGTGAGCGCCCCAGAAATCAGCAGGCCATCAAGGCCCGCCGCACGCGCTTACAGCACGCGCTGGACCCACTTGTAGAGCTTGATCACGACAACCAGCGAGATCACAGCCACACCGATAGCGGAGATAGCTGTCACGCCACCTGTGATGGTCGAAACAATGTCAGTCGTGTCGATCGTCACACCGGCGGCATGCGCACCAGATGCCAATGCCAAGGTCGAGCCAGCCGCCACAGCCTTGCCAGCAGTTGCCAGCTTGATTGCAGGAGCCTGAGCACGGCGCTTCACAGCGTTGATGAGGGTCTTCATTCTTCTTCCTTTGAACTCAGGGAATTACGGACTTGGCGCAGCACAAACGCCACCGCCATAGCCATCAGCATGGCCCCTGAAATTGCCACCGCCGATTCGTTATCCATGTAAAACGGGCTATGTTGAGCCAGCTCTACACGGGTCATGACCACATACGCGTCAGGCGTGTCGCAGGACACTTCCTGATAGGTCTGATTGGTCACATATACGCAGTACACAAACAGCCTTCAGACTTGCTTGCATTGCAGCGATGCAACCGCTTGAGCGTCGGCGCTTGCTGCGTCGTGTGTCTCGCAGGCTCGCCTCACGCCGCCGCCAGCGGCTGCCACCTTGCCAGTCGCCAGCTCCACCAGCAAGCGGTCGTACTCGGCTTGAGACTTGACCGCCAGGCGCGAGAAAAGCGCAGCACGCTTGCGGGCGTTTTCGATGCGGTTGCGAGACTGAAAAAAGCTGATGACAGCGGAGAACAGGCCTTCCAGAAGCAGCCAAATGCCACTCATCAAGACGCAGCCCGCCATACCGCCAACGATGGAGAGCAAGAAGAGTTTTTGTGCGAACTGCACGAGCTGCTCTTGGTCCATGTCAGGCCTCGATCGCGTCCAGGGTCAGATCGACCGGAGTCACCAGCGTGATCTCACCGGATTCCTTGTCGGTGCTGCGAAACGGCTTGCGCGTGAAGCCGCCCAGCTGGGCCAGTACGGTGACTTCTTCACCCTTGGCGCCTAACTGGCTCTTGCTGCGGATTTCGACCGTCTGAGGACGGCTGTAGGGATCTGGTGCAGGAGTAACGATGCGCGTATAGCGCGTCTTTTCGTGCGTACGCGATGCGTCGATACGGCCACGAATCATGACCTGCATTACTTTCATCTTCCCGTCTGCGGGAGCGGCTGCCGCTGTACTCATGATTTCAGTCTTTCCATTTGGGCCTGCAACTCGGGCCATGCGAGTCCAGCAACAACGCCGGAGGGTTCAACCTTTTTGGGAATGCCCACCACCCTGACTTCTTCAACCAGGTCAGCCATGGCCACGCCTGTGGTCTCAATGGCCTGATGGATGTATTTGCCGTAGCACCGCTGCAGGTGGTGCAGGCCATGTGCCAGGCTTCCCTTGACTTCTTCACGCACAGTGGGAATTTCCTCGGCACCGGCTTGCAGCATGTGTGAGAGCGCGGGATAGGCCCCGGCGAAGTACTTGTCTGGATTGGTGAGCACATCGAGCGGGATCACGCGGTCGCGATTGCCTAAGCGGACTTCGTAGCGCGTCCAATCGCTGTCGGGCATGTTGAGCTGACGGCCCTTCTCATAGACGCACAGCGTCTTGCCGTTCTTGAGCTTGCCTACGTACATCGTGCGTCCCTTCGTGCCTAGTTCGTGCCAAGCGCCCTGCGTGTCCAGTTCAGGGTTGCGCCCACGATTGATAAATGCGCCCTCGTGATAGAGCGTCATGGCGTCGTCTACGGAGTACTCGCCATCCAGAAAATCCACTGCCAGGTCTACGCGGCTGATCGTTGCGTCCAGGCCTTCAAGCAGCTCCTGCAGGCTGGGCCAGTCGGCCACCAAGCCGCAGCCCTTGCCGTTGAGCTGAAGCAGCCAGCGGCCCTTTTGTGACTCGCCACCGAGCGCGATAGAGCCTATTTCCACCTTCGCGCCATCGTCCAGGCGCACCGTCATCCTGTGGCGCTCTGTGAAGCCGAACAGGCCGCCGTCGAGCTGGGCCGTGATCGACTTGTCCATGAGGTTGCCGATGAAGCCCATGAGGCCGTGCACCGTCATGGCAGGTTGGTCAAACGTCGCGTTCAACCAGTCAATCTTTGCAACCCGCTGCGCGGGGGATACCGACTCTGTAGTGGACGTGGTGGAAGAACTTTCCACCCGTGTTACAGCACGGGCGGAAGGCGCTGCCGCGCCCGAAAAACGCAGACGCCAGCTGCTTGCACCCCGTTGGGATGGGGGGGAGTCATGCAGCGCCGCGCTCATGCCTGAACCTCACGGATATAGGCCGCAGTACGCGGCGAGGAGAACTGAATGGGCAGGCCACCAGCGCGCAGGGCTGCGACGTAGGCATTGAAGGCCTGGGGGCAGCTGTAGACGCGCTGCACGCGCTCTGGGCGTGTAGGGTCGATGAAGCCGCGAGGGGCGGTGAAGGTATAGGACATGCCCTGCCCTGGCTTGCCCGTGTATGCCGTGATGCTCATGCGCAAGCTCTCCGGAAGGCAGCACGAGCGATCTGCTCAAGACAGTCGGCCTCGCCCTTCGCAGCAATGGCCAGACTGCTCAAACGCTCAGATTCCGTACCGTCCCAGCCTTCGTAGTGCAAAGCGCGCTGGACGCACGCATACCAGTAGTCATGAGCAGCTTGCCAAGCTTGGTACTCAGCAGGAACAACACGAGGGCCATCGGTGATGAAGAAATCGGCGCTCATGCGTCGTACCCACGGTCGAGCAAGAGGGTCCGGATGGCCGCAATGCCGCCAAGGAGCGCAGATCGCTCTCTGCAGTTCTTGTATGAGCCGTTGTCGCACATTTCCTCAAGCGTGGCCATGTCGGCCTTGTAGTCCTGATAGACCTGAGGAATGGTACCCTCCACCTGGCCGACCTCGGCGGAAGCCGCCAGGCGAGCGCTTTGGTCTTGCTGACCAGGCGGAGGACTTATCGAAGATGTGCGAACGGTTTTAGACATGCTGGCGGCTCCTAGGTTGTTTCTCAGGAGCCGCCTAGCTCTGCTTCTGGCGGTAGGGCGTGCTGTTGATCACTGCATCTGCCCGAGCTCGGCGGCTCCTGAAACAAAATGTTGTCTGTGTGACAACATGCCGCAGCATACACACATGTTGTCAGACAGACAACATGTTTTTCAACATAATGATTTCACTTCGACAACAGGAGAGCCTCATGAAATCTAAGGATCTGAAGAGCACCATGGAGTTACTCGATGAAGCTCTGAGCCGAGACACTGGCGCTTATTGGTGCAAACAACTAGACGTAAACCGCACAGCACTTGCCGTTGCACGAGCTCGTGGCCGTCTAAGCCCAACCATCGCCGGCAACTTGGCACGGCTGATGGGCCTGGACACCGAACGCTGGATCGCAATCGCAGCCCTAGAAGGTGAACAGGAAAGCTGGGGCAAATCGAAATTGCTCCAAAACATGCAGCAATGGAGAGAACTGACATCTGTTTAA